AACCGATGTATCTGAAGATTCCGGCGGCTTCGATGACACAGCCTTAGACAGGCAGGCATGGACCACGTCTGTCGGGATCTCGTCTCCTGTTTTAATCCAGTCTTCACCTAACTCAAAATATTGATTGGGTTTTAATGAAGTCTTATCGAAACCAGCAAAGAGCTTGTCCATCTTCAGCGACTTGTTTATGTAACCCATGAACGAGTCATACATAGAGGGGTCAATCGGTATGGACGAATCAAATTCCCAAACTAGTCGGAGGTAACCACTTTGAGTTCGGCTAGCCCACGTAGGGAACGGTATACCCACACAAGCGTTGGCCAACTTATTCCGAAAAGATTTCCAATCGAGGGGTGAGTCGTAGTCAGCTACTACACCGTGGATCTTGTGAACCGGATTGTCGTTGCTGACTCGTTTCGATGGGGCGCGTCCTTCGACACAAGAATAGAATACGTGGTCAGTATTATTGTTACTGCACCATTCTCGGTAGTCCGCTTTATTCTTAAATGATGGTTTCTTTAGATTAAGGTTATCGAGTTCGCTTGTTTTCTGGGCTTTACTGTCGCGTAGGTTACGCAGATATCTGTAGGTCATTATTTTTGGTATTGGGTTAGAATTTCTCCCTCCGCATCCAGAGGGATATCGCTAATCCACTCAGGAGGAGTGGACATAATTTGAGTAATTTTTTGTAGGGTTTCTTCGGCTTCGGCTTCATCACACTCGCAGATCACTTCATCGTGAACATGGAAGATAATGTCTATGCCAGCCTTGTCGATCTCTAACATCATGAAACTGAAAATATCTCTGGCCAGAGCCTGTGAGAGATTCTCCGCGAGGACTCCACCCCATAGTTTCATGATGCGTTTCTGGCCGTTCCGGTTGATGCTGGAAACAAACTGGATTCGTCCTTGGGCCAAAGTCTTGCGGAGATTCCCGTAGTTAAGAGACCTACCAGACGGTAGCGGCAGAGACAGGTGACCTACGTCGTATGCTTTATCGACTTGTTTGCCGAGTTTCTTCCAGTATTGGGGAACCTTAGCGAGCTTGGTTCGGTAAAGATCCACAGCGTCTTGGGCTTCTTGCTGGGGCATATCATACATCTCGGCGAACCGTTTTGCACCCGCACCGTAGCCGCAGCCCAATACGAGAGCCTTGACTTTATGTCTCAGCTTGGCGTCCTCCTTCTTCAGGACTCCTTTATCTTCAGACCACAGTCCGAACTGGATCGCGAACGCTTCGTAGATATCGTCCGACTCTTCGATTGCGTCCATCGTCTCTCGGTCGCCTGATAGCCAGCAAAGAGTGCGGACTTCGATCTGAGAGAGGTCAACGACGACTAGCTTCTTACCTTTAGGTGCAGTAATAAGGTTACGCATATTGACCCCGAACATACCTTCTCTCGGCAAGTTCTGGAGATTAAGGTTACCGCCGCTACCGCTGAAGCGTCCGGTGTGTCCGCCGAAATACATGATGCCGCCGTAGTATCGGTTGTCCGGCATTGTCGCGCAGTCAAAGCTATCGAGCTTCTTCTTGATCGTGTTGATACGACGCCAGTTCGTTACAGCCTCGATCCATTTATATTTGTGACCGTGAGCGAGAATCCACCGCTGGGCATCTACATCAGTTTTAGCGAGGGAGGCAGGTGGCTCGATGCCGAGTTGAATGCAGTGTTCATCGAACGCTTTACGGCTAAGTAAAGGTTTCTCGTCCGCCCAAGGAATCGCCTTCTCTGTTTCAAAGATGAGTTCGTTGATCGTCTCCTTAGCTTTTCGTAGGTCGTCCACGTCAATCGGGATTCCCCTCTGGACGATGCGTCGGTTCGTGACGCTGATGTCCCGCTCAAACTGCGACCATTTAGACTCATAAGCCTTCCATAGACGGAGGCAGAGGACGGAGTCCTTGATGGCGTATTCCTCTACTTCCTTCTGGAACTCTTTAGCCATACCCGCCCATGTCTTGCCAGACATATTATCGCGGGTGGATTTAGAGATCTCCAGATCGAAAGCTTCGGCGGTTGAGTTCTTCAGCGATCTCGGCAAGCCGACCGCAGCGGCCATGTCAGCGGTGCAGTGCCACTCTGCTGGTTTTACCTCTGGCCACCAACCGCAGTTGATCCCATATAGGTAAAGTGTTTCATCGAATGATGCGTTATGGGACAGAACGATATTGCCGTTAAGCAGGTTCCAGTCAAAATCTTCAGGGTGGCCAACCCATTCGTAGCCGTCATCTCCTACGACGCTCACCATATAGGCGTCGAAGTCGTAGTGGGAGAAGTAACCTAACGGGCCAAGCTTACGTATCGAGCAGTGCTTGTCGTAGTAGGTTTCAAAATCTAATGCGTATGTAATCATATAAGTATATTTGTGAGCAGAAAAAGCCCACCGCAAAGGAAAGACTGAAAAACTCTGCGGTGGGCTTGAATCCTACTAGTGTTACTAGTCCAATTCCAATTCGGTCTGCTCGCCAGTAACGTGCTGGAGTGCCTCCCGAACTACCCGCAACTTTCTCAAGTTGCTCCCGACTTGCGAGAGTTGATCCTCGACTTCAGCGATCATGCCGTCGAGCATCTCGATCTCTTCAAGCAGGAGATCACGGGTTTTTTGTTCTTTCTCTTGGTCAGTCATAACTACGCTCCGAGAAAGTTTTTAACAAAGGCGGTGACATCTTCGTCGGCTTCTTCCTTCGTCACGGTGAGCGACGGATTAAACCAAGTATACTTGCCCTTGCTGAGTTCTTCAGAAACGAAGTTCCACACTTTGCTATGAATAGGAACTCCAGACTGGAGAGCAGCGAATGTCGCAAGACGCTTGTAGGTCGAACGGTATGCGTTCTTCCCTACGTTGATCTTACCCAATGCGTAGTTGTGGTCGCCGATTGGCAACTGGAACGCATCGCCTTCTTCACTACCTTCAGGCTGGCGCATGAGGAGAGTGATCTCGGCGAACTCAGTCATGTCCCAATCCGACTCCGCTTCAATGGCGTCGGCTTGTTCTTTAGACCAAGCGATGCGGGGGATATCCTCTTCCTCGAAAGGGATGTTCTCCCGCCAGCCCTTCTGGGCAGCTACGGTGATCGTCTTAACCGGAGTGTCCGGTGGGGCGATCTCGTATGTCTTATCGAAGAGAATCGATCCGACTGGAGCGTCAGACTGAGACATCTTTTGACAGACGTTAATACGTGGAATCTCGATGTCCTCTACGTCGATTTCGATTCCGCTTACGTTGGTGGAGAGACCAGTGTTGGTCTCAGCAGCAACGACTTCTTGCTTTTGGGTTTTAGCCATAATATCAATTATTGGTTTGGTTTATTGAGTCGCGACACAGTGCCGCTCGTCTGATGTTTCTACGATTCCTGCATCTGTGCATTCGTCGAGGAAAGGTTGTTTGCTGTCGGCTCCTGCTTTCTTAGCAACCTTGGCGAGGGGGAAGTTAACTTGATCCAGCAGAGTGTCCAGATCTATTCCATGTTTTTTTGCGATTTTTACAAAAGTCGCGTTATCGGAGATCTTTCTAGTCCTGCCCATCGAGCGGAGTTTAAGACCGTCAAGCTGCTCGCCGTCTTTAAGAGCGTCGAGTGTTTTGCGTTTAATCGACATCGACCAGTTCTCCACGATCTTCGCTATGTTGTATAGCTCAGAGAGTCTGGCCGGATTATCAACGTCAGTCGGATCGATGTCCGGTAGAGTGGTATCGAGTTTCTTAGCCACACTGATAACGAGACCGCCTAACGCAGGACAAGTGTCTTCATGCCTACAGAATCGGCAATACTGAGTCGGGGTGCATTCCTCCAGTTCAGGTGTGCCTGACTCCCACTTCGGTCTGACTTCTTCGCCAGCCTTGATGACTCGGCTAAGGTCTTCGACCAGAGTAGGTAGGTCATCTCGCGTAAACGTGTGGTGCAGCGTCGCATTGTGCTGCGGCACATAAAACGCAAAAACGATCTCTTTGATGTCGGGATACTTCTGGAACGCTCCGGTCGTGTATGCCTTCGCTTGCCAGTTCTTTTCCGGCGGGTCGATGATACTGATTCCGGTTTTGTAATCAGACATGACGGCTCGTTTTCCTCCTTTGAGGATCAAGAATCGGTCACAGGTTCCCCATGTCTCAGTGCCGTCTAGGGCAACCTCAACTTGGATCTCGTTAAGCTCTTCCTCGATCTCATCGAAGTTCCCCATGAAGTCCTGCTCCATCGCAACGATCTGCTCATAGATCTCATGCTCCTGCTCAGTGTGCAGTGCAGAAGGGTCAAAGATTTCAAGAGCCTCATGGATTCTCGTCCCCATCTCAGCGGCGGGTGACGTGCCGTCTCGGCCTTGGTAGCCAGCGCAGGCGGCTACATACTTCAGGCTCGACGGAGAGAACTCCGCGTGACCTCTGCTTTGGTGGTCTGGTTGGTTACTCATTATTTCACAGGGATAAGTAAATCATCTAACTGAGACATTGGTCTAAGGTCATCCTTATCCCTGTAATAATTTTTTATGTTCAAGCTCGAAAAAATTGATTTAGGCATGAGCTTCATAATTTCTTTTGTGTCCCAACCAACAAATTTAATTTTACCTTTTCTGTATTGAGCTAATACAAGAATATCGGCACACTTATCAATCTCCCATTCTTTAATCAAAAGATTGTAGGCTCTCTGGGCAGTCTTGATGTCGATAGATACTTTTTGATTATTTATCTCTGCGATAAAATCGACGTGGTCGTCTCCTTTCGGTAGGATTCTTTTATCCACATTTAGATTATAGCGTTCAGCAAAAGCTGCTTCTCCAGCGACACCAATCGTATCTTCCCTATTAGGGTCGCTATAATATCTTCGGGTTCCTAGTGGGTGAGCATTTTGTCTTTGCTCACCTAATAATTTTATTTCTTTGTTTTTCATAATAAAGGATTAAGGGTTCAGGGTAGGTTTAATTTCTTGAGCAACGC